GTGCGCGAGCGCGCCCGCGCCTGCCTGCGCCACTTCCCGATGCTGCCGGGGCAGGAGCACGCCTCCGCCCTCCTGGAGCGCGCGTGGGCTCGTGGCGGGGCTGGTGGGCGCAGGGCCGGGGACTCATGACAGACGCGGTCCTCGCCCTTCGCCGGGCCGTTCTCGACGCCAAGGATGCCGACCGGGCCGACCTGCGCGCGGCGTTTGCGGGCTCATTCGCCGCATGGTGCGAAGCCTGCGCGTGGACCTACCGGGTGAAGGAACTCGACGAGACGGGCCGCGAGCGCCCGGCGCGGATGCCGAACGTCCCCTTCACCCTGTGGCCCTGCCAAGTCGAGGCAGCCGACGCCGTCATCGAGAGCGTGACGAACGGCCGCGACGTCGTGATCAAGAAGTCCCGCGACATGGGCGCGTCGTGGCTCATGTGCGCGATCGCCACGTGGGGGTGGATGTTCCACGGGTGGCAGACGTTGCTCGTGAGCCGCGTCGAGGACCTCGTGGACCGCACGGGCGACCCCGACTCGCTGTTTTGGAAGATCGACTACCTCGTGACCGCGCAGCCCTCGTGGCTGCTGCCCTGCCCGTCGGGGGACCTTGAGAAGGGCAAGAAGTGGCGGCAGCACCTGATGCTGCGCCATCCGACCACGGGCGCGACGATCGCCGGGCAGGCGAGCACCGAGCACATCGGCCGAGGTGGCCGTCGCACCATGGTCGTGTTCGACGAGTTCGCGGCGCTCGACAACGCGGCAGCAGCGTGGCGCAGCGCGGCCGACTGCACGTCGTGCCGGGTGGCGAACAGCACGCCCATCGGCGCAGGCACGGAGTACGCGCGACTCGTCAGCCAGGCGAGGCTGCATGGCGAGCCGACCCTCGTCGAACTCATGTACCACGCGCACCCCGAGAAGGGCCGAGGGGCCGAGGTGCGGATCGATGACGATGGCGAGGTCACCGGGTTCGCCGGGGCCGAGTACACGTGGACCCCATGGCTTCAGGACCAACTCCGGCGTCGCGACCGGATCGACCTGTGTCAGAACGTCTTCGCCGAGAGCGTCGGCAGCGGCGCGTCGTTCTTCAGCGCCCACGTGGTCAGCACCCACCGGGGAGCGCATGGCCGGGAGCCGAGGCGCTGCGAGGTGCTTCGAGGCCGCTTGGAACAGCACCCCGAGGGACGGTGGCGGGTGTTCACCGAGCCGATGCGGACCACCGAGTACGTGGTGTTCCTCGACCCGTCATACGGTACGGGCAACGCGAACGCGGCCGCCTGCATCATGGACGCCGAGAACCGGGAGGTGGTCGCCGAGTTCGTGGACCCGAACATCAGCACCTACGACCTGGCGCTTGAGATCGCGCAGATCTGCCGCAAGGTCTACAAGGGGCGGAGGGAGCCTCTTGTGGGGTGGGAGATCAACGGACCGGGCGCGAACCTCCAGCACGACTTCGAGCGCGCGCAGTACCGGACTGTGTACAGGGAGCGTCAGACGGGCACGAAGAGCGAGAGTCGTACACGTCGGGTGGGGTGGAACTCGACCAAGCGCACCAAGCGGGTGCTCCTCGGAGGGTTGGCTCGTGCCATGGCGCAGGGCGAATGCTGTATCCCGAGTGAGGACACACTCGACGAGATGCTCGAATACGTGGTGCTTGAGGATGGCAGCATCGAGGCAGGCAGCCGGCGTGACGAACAGTCGGGTGCGCGAGAGGCTCACGGCGACCGGGTGATCGCGACCGCCGGGGCGCTGATGCTCTGCGACGAGGCCGGGTACACGGCCGAAACACCCCCCGCATACGAACGGGAGACCTTGGGGGCTATTCTGAAGCACGATGAGATCCAAGATGGCTAAACGCAAGCGCGGCCCATCCCTGTCAGTTGGGCGAGCAGAAAAACTTTCGGTCAAGGCGGGCGGCGGGCTGACGGCGAAGGGACGTGCCAAGTACAACCGGGCGACCGGATCGAACCTCAAGGCTCCGACCAAGGACAAGTCGAGCGGCCGTCACAAGTCATTCTGCGCTCGATCGCGGTCCTGGAAGGGCGAGCGCGGGCTCGCAGCACGCAGAAGGTGGGGATGCTGATATGGCGAAGAAGAACTCGCTCGTCGGAAACATCAATCGTCGCAAGCGACTGGGCATCTCGCGCCCCAAGTCGCAGTCAACGGTCAGCGCGAAGTCATATTCCGCCATGAAGCGCGGATGGAAGAAGAGCAAGTGATGCCGAAGGTCGGAAAGAAGAAGTTCCCGTACACCGCGAAGGGCAAGGCCGCAGCCAAGTCCTACGCGAAGAAGACTGGCAAGAAGATGTCCAAGAAGATGGGCTACTGATGCCGTTCAAGAGCAAGGCACAGCAGCGGTTCATGTTCGACACCATGCCGAAGACGGCCAAGGAGTGGGCGAGGAAGACCAAGTTCATGAAGAGCCTCCCGGCTCGCGCGAAGAAGAAGGGAGGTCGCAAGTGAAGAAGGGCAAGAAGAAGGGCGGCAAGAAGTGTTGATTCGCACCTCCAAAGGCGACTATGTTCCGATCTCATCTGTTCATCACATCTCTCCGGTCGGTGGCGACTTGGTTCTCTACACGACTTTGGGGCAGACATTCCACGTGTCGGGCGCAGACGCGGAAGCCGTGCGCTCCCTCATCATCACTCGGCCGGCAAAGCCCGGCAGGAAGGCCACGCATGTACGGCAAGAAGAAGAAGGCGGGTAAGAAGGTCGGCGGATCCGCCGGAAACCGTCGCGGCATGCACGGCCACGACAGGGGCGGCAAGGGCGGCGGCTTCGGTGGCGGCAAGGGCGGCGGCTTCAAGAAGTGATCGATGCTTTCATTCGACCTAGCATCCCTTCAGCGTGAGATTGACGCGGCGGAAGACTTCCGCGATCGCCACATCACCGAGTGGCGGCGTCTGATCGAGCGTTACCACGGTCCTGCCTTCAAGCCAGGAAACGAAGACGAAGACGATCCGGAGAACTTCGTGCATGAGTACGTGGCTTTGCTGTTGCCACGCATCATCCACGACAGCCCGAAGATTCGCGTGAAGAGTGCGCGCCCGGTCACGCAGGGCCAAACGGCCCCGCTGATGCAGGTCGCCATGAATCGCTGGGTCAAGATGACCAAGTTGCGCCGCACGCTTGAGCGGATCGCGGTGGACATGCTTCTCGGCTTTGGCATCGGGATGGTGGTCAACGAGCCGCGCAAGGGATACCGAGCGTCGGACGATGCAGATCCGTTCCTGCCTCGCCTGTATCGCATCAGCCCGGATCGGTTCTTCATCGATCCGGCAGCGACAAACACGGAAGATGCCCGGTATATGGGGCATTGTTGGACGATCGACAAGGAAGACCTCCTTGCGATGGCGGATGCACAGGATGGTTGGAACGTCGAGATCATCGAGGGCATGGGAGCCAACAGCGGCCTCGACGAACTGCGTGATGACCTGGACACGCGGCGCGAAATCCCTGATCGCAAGGAACTTGTGTTGTACGAGGTGTGGGTTCCTGAAGTGCGCGATGCTGCGGTCGAGGCTCTCGACATGGCAGCCGGCGGAGGTATGTTCAACGGCACGATCTACACGGTGCTGAAGGGTCAGTCCTCGACCGGAAAGGCGACCTACGAGTTCGCTCGTGAGCCTCGCCCATACTGGGGCCCGCGATCGGGCCCGTACACCATGTTCGGCGTCTACACGGTTCCGGATGACCCGTATCCCCTGTCTCCGATCTTGGCCCTCGTGCCGCAGATGGATGACGTGAATGCCCACCTGCGGGCCATGCGGTACAGCGCGAGTGCATACAAGCGCATCGTCGCGGTGGACAGCCGTAACCCCAAGTTGGCACAGGACATACGTGACAAGGATGACCTCTTTGTGGTCATGGTGGATGGTCTGGATCCGACCAACGTCGTGCCGCTCGAGGTGGGTGGCATCACGCAGCAGCAGGTGGCGTATTCGCAGCAGGCGCAGGATCGCCTCGACCGGGTGTCAGGCATCCACGATGCCATGCGCGGCAACGTGACCGGGCAGCCCACGGCAACCGAAATCGCCATTGCCGAGAGCAGCAGCGGCCTTCGCATGGCCCATCTCAAGAAGCAGTATCAGGAAGCCGTCAATGACGCCCTGCTGACGGCTGCGTGGTACTTGTTCCACGATCAGAAGGTCATGTTCCCGCTCGGCCAGGATGGCGTGGCTGTCATGGGTGAGGCGGAACCAATCTTCAGCCCGATGGTTCTTCAGGGAATGTTCGACGATCTCGAACTTGAGATCGAGGCCATGAGCATGGAGCGCGTGAGCGAGGCCGTCATGCAGCGCCGAGCGATCGAACTTCTGCAAGTCATTGGAAACATCAGCCAGTCGGTGATGGCAGCGCCGCACGTCAAGTGGCGCGAGGTGATGAGCCTCGTCGGAGATGCGCTCAACATCCCAACTCTCGGAGATCTGATCGACGTGAGCATGGCAAATCAGATGCGCGCCGGCGCGGCGCAAGGCGCTGCAATGCAGTCATCGCAGCAGCGACAAGGCGAGAGTCCGCAGGCCATGATGCAGAAGTCCATGAACCGCACTTCGTAAATCGACCATGCCACTGTATCCTTTCATCAATGCCGATGGCTCGTGCGCTGAATTCGTGTTCAGCATGAAGGACGCACCGTCAATCGGAATGACTGTCACTATCGATGGGACGGACTGGGTTCGCGTCGCGAGCGACTTCACGGTCGATCCTGGCTCGAACAGATACCAGTACCCCTACGTGTCGAACGCACTTCCTCGCAACCTCGAGGGGTGTCCGAAGACCAAGCAGGGGAAACCCGTCGTCATGTCGCGGCGACATGAACGCAACATCGCCGCACGTCACGGATACGCCAAGGACTAGGACACGATGAGTGAACCCGAAAGCCAGGTTGTAGAGGTCGAGCAGGACAACAAGCCTGCCGACGCTGTCACTTCGTCAAAGCAGACCGACACCGCAGAGGAAGACGCAATCCTCGATCGGCTCATGTCCAGCAACGATGATGTTGCTGAACCGGAGCCTGTGCCGGCCAAGGCCGAGACACCAGAACCAACCGCCGCACCGAACCCGGATCGCGAGCGGGCAATCGCCGCCCTCAAGAGGGATGGCGTTCCCCAGTCCATCATCAGCCAGACGAGCGACGAAGATCTGCTTGCATGGGGGCTCAAGGCCGCCAAGCGACAGGCCGACGTCGATGAGTTCGGCAACAAGATGAAGGAACTGGAGAAGAAGGTTTCCAAGTCAAGCGATACAGCGAAGAAGGAAGACGCGGCAGAGCAGGAGGACGGCAATGACGCCGAACCCACCAGCGACGTCGAAGAGTCGGCTTCAGACGCCAACGATCCGCTTCGCGACGTGGAAGAACTTCTCGGAAAGGACGCTGCCAAGCCGTTGCGGGCCATGGCTGACGAACTTTCCAAACTGAAGCAGTCCCAACAGGATCTGGTTCAGCAAGCGTATGCGGTTCAAGCGGAGTCTGCCGAGTTCAGGTTGCGAGGTCTATATGGCGACAAGTCGCCAACCACCGAGCAACTGCACGCGGAAGTCGCCCGACTTGGATCCGCCAAACCAGGAGCATTCACCTCGGTGTTGCAGATGGTGACGGAGGCTTTCTCCAATCTGACGGGAGTCAGCCCAGAGGAGGCGAGTCGCGCCCCTGCGAAGCGATCGAACGTGCAGCCAACCCCGGCAAAGGGCGTGTCCCGAGCCGAACGGCCCGTATCGAAAGCGGATGCAGAAGACGCGATCCTCGAAGCCCTGCTTGATGGCAAGCCCGCCGCCGAAGCACGCCGATTGACCAGAAAGTGAGCAAACCATGGCTGGTACCCCCATCCAAACCTTCAATGACTTTATGAACGCAACGGGTCCGACGTACATCACGTCGGCGGACGCAGTGATCAACGAGGCCGTCAAGAACACCTACGCCTTCAGCCGTCTTCTCAAGGAGAAGACCAGCGAAGCAACGGTGCAGGGCGGCAACGAAATTCGCGACGTCATCATGTTTGATGACTCCTCGACCTACGATCACTACCTTCCCAACGACACCTTCAACTGGCGCAACGCGCAGACGCTCGACACCATTCGAGTGCCGTGGCGCTTCAGCATCGACCACATGGCGTGGACTGACCACGAGGTCGAACTGAACGCCGGCGAAGGCGCTGGTCGCGATTACGTGAAGTCGCAGTACAAGCGACTGAAGCGTGCGAAGGAACAGCGCATGTGGACGAGCCTGATCAACGGCTTCGAGAACGATCTGTGGGCCACCACGTTCGGTAACTACTCCAACATGGAGTCGTCCGGCGGCCGTCTGCCCTACAGCCTGCCTGCGTTCATCACCGAAGTTCCTGACGCCGGCAACACGCTCGGCCTGCGCGGTGGCAAGCCCATCGGCTGGACGAACGTGATGAACATCGACGTCAGCACCGAGGACCGTTGGACCAACCAGATCTCGTACTACGACCCCGACATGGCATACAACGCTGCCAAGGTCGAGGCGACGGGCATCAACAACGTCGGAACTGGAACGAACAATTATTCCGCCACGATCTTCAATCTGATCGCGGCGTTCGATGACATGTTCCTCAAGTGCGACTTCCAGCCGCCGAGCACCAAGCAGGAGTACTTCGAGAAGCCGGCTCTGAATCGACAGATGATTCTGTGCTCGCGTCTCGGCCTGAACCAGTACAAGTCTGCTCTCCGCAGCAGCAACGACACGCTGGTTTCGTATCAGGATGCTGCGTACAACAATCCCGCGTATAGCGGCATTGAACTGATGTACTGCTCGAATCTGGACACCGCTGCCATCTTCCCAGGTGGAACGAATCGCACCACGTACAACCAGGACATCAGCGAAAGCACGACTGGCGCAACTGAAAGTGCGGCTGTCGATGAGGGTGCTCGCTACTTCTGGGTGAACGGTAACTACCTGACCCCCATCTATCACGCTCGTCGCTACTTCGAGAAGCACGACGTGCTGCGTCACCCCAACCAGCCCTTCACCTATGTGCAGGTGGTGGATTGCTGGTGGAACCTGTTCTGCAACAGCCGTCAGCGCCAGGGCATCGTCGCCCCGCTGGACTCCTCGGCCTCCTGAACCTGAATGGGGGCGGTCGGTAACCCCGGCCGCCCCCATCACCACATAGAAAGGAATCAAACATGATTCATGCTCCAACCGCAGGGCCGATCGGTCTTCAGCCGCACGGCACTATCGCAAAGATGATCAACGCCGAGTCCAGCACCGCGCTAACTCTCGGTGATGTCGTGGTGCTCTCGTTCGCTTCGCCATCCACTTACTCTGCAACTCCGAGTGATGCTGCCGCCCTTCGCAACTCGTGCTTCGCTCGCGTTCGCTTGGCGGACAACAATGCGGCCGGACAGGCGAGTGGATTCATTGGTGTCGTCGTGGATCTCGGAAACTTCGCAGGTGCAGCCGGTACGGAAGTCTCTGTCCAGTTCGGCGGGACCGTCAGCGCCAACGTGAATGCCGTGACCAACGACATCACGTTTGGTACGCCCCTGTTCCTCTCGAATACCGCGGGCAAGTTGTCGAACGTCGGTGGTTCGGACACGGACTACACCGCAGGCATCGCTCTGAACACGACTGCCGTCACGGCGGCGGCTAGCGGCACTATCAACGTGCTGGTCCGATACGACGTGTTCAGCACCGTTGTCTGATTCACTCTGATACTCACCCGCTTGGGGGGGAAACCCCCCAGGCGGCTTTCAATGCCTACGTTCATCGAAGCCAAGAGACACGCGATCCTTGCCGTCGGCGGATATCCGTCGCTGGCTCCGGGGCAGACGCA